CCAATGCGCTCAACCCGTACAACGCGACGGCGACGGGCGCGAACATCCTGGCGAGCGCGGCGCAGCAGCGCATCCGCCTGATAGCTCGCACCTTTGCCGAGACGGGCATCAAGGACCTGTTCCTCGGCATCCATGCCCTCGTCCTCAAGCATGGCGTCGGCGCACGTACCGTGAAGCTACGCAATGCGTGGGTCACGGTCGATCCCCGGCAGTGGAAGACGCGCAAGGACATGACCGTGCTGGTCGGCCTCGGTACCGGGACGCGCGATCAGATCCAAGCCTATCTGAGCCAGATCCTGGCGATGCAGGTACGTGCGATCGAGATGCAGGGCGGGCCGAGTGGCCCGCTGGTCACGCTGGCGAACGTCTACAATACGCTGCGAAGGCTCGTCGAGAATGCCGGGTTCCGCACCGCCGATGCCTTCTTCACCGCGCCGGCCGAAGGTGACGGCGCATCGCCGCCGGCCCCGGATCCGCGCCACGCCGCGGCCGCGCAGAAGCTCGAGCTCGAACGCGAGAAGGCGGCTCTCGATGCGCAACTTGCGAAATACCGGGCCGACCTCGACGCCGAGGTCGCGCTCTACAAGGCGCGGCTCGGCGCCGAGGTGAAGCAGCGCATCGCCGCGCTCGAGGCCGAGGTCGCGCTGACGAAGCCCGGCGTGCGCCCCGGCGGCGTCGTCGGATGACATCGGATCGAACTGGGAAGACGTGAAGGGGATTGCGGTGCGAGGCCGCAACGAGGGGGGCTGCATGACCGATGAAGAAGGAAAGCTGCGCGACGAGATCGCGGCCGCGATGGAGGCCGAGAACGCGCTGACCCTGCTGGGCAGTGCCTTTGCGACGCTGGAGGCCGAGTACGTGAAGGCCTGGAAGAATACGCCGGCGCGCGACGCCGAAGCGCGCGAGCGCCTGTGGCAGGCGGTGCAGATCGTCGGGAAGGTGGAATCGCATCTGCGCGCCATCGCGGCCAACCGCAGGATCGCCGGGCGTCAGCTCGCCGATATCGCGCGGCTGGGGGAACGGAAGCGGCTGCTGGGGATCGTGTGAACCGGGACGACCCGGCTCATCCGCGATTCGGCGCACACGAATATTCGGGACAGCACCCGCGAGAACGGATGCCCAGCGGCCACGCATGCGCGAGGGGCGCAGCATCACGGTCAAAATCACGGCGGGGGCGGCAGCAGAAAATGTGACGCTGCCCGGCGCGCGGGCCGCTTCGCCCGCAAATGAAGGTCATCGACATGAAAGGACAGATCGACAACCCGCCGCCGGCGGGAACGGCACCGCTCACCCTCGAGGCGGCGCGCGGACTCCTCACGATCGCGGGGGAGGATGCCGCACCCGCTGCGGATGCAGGCGAGGGCGCGCCCGTTCCGACGGCCGCGGCGGTACTAGGACAACCGGCCGATGAGGCCGACGCCGCAGCGCCCGGCGACGATGCCGCGGCGCCCAGCGACGGGAACGAGGATGCGGACGAGGGCGAACCGGACGAGCCGGCCATCGCGCCGCCCGCGTCGTGGCGAGCCTCGGAGAAAGAGGCGTTCAAACGTCTGCCCCGCGAGATCCAGGCCGTGGTGGCCGGGCGGGAGCGCGACCGCGAACGCGCGATCAACGAGGCGATGAGAGGCGCGGCAGAGACGCGCAAGGCCGCTGAGGCCGAGCGCGCCGCCTATGAGACCGAGCGGCGGCGGCTCCAACAGGAGATCGCCGCCATCATGCCTGCGCTCGAGCAGCAGATCGGGATCGAGTTCGCCGACATCCGCACGCCCGCCGACGTCGTGGCGCTCGCGGAGAGCGATCCGGCCCGCTACGCGCTCTGGCGCGCCAAGCAGGACGCGCTGCAATTCGCGCAGCGCGAACAGAGCCGATTGTCGCAGGAAGCGGCACAGGAAGAGGCCGCCGCGATCCGCGATCTCGCCCGGCGCGAGATCGCGGCGCTTCTCGACAAGCGGCCGGAGCTCAAGGACCGGGACGCACGCGCCCGATTCAACCGCGAGCTTCGCGACTATGCGCTGTCGATCGGCTATTCGCCGGCGCAGTACGACGGCAACCTCTCGCACCTGAACCTTCTGGTTCTCGAGAAGGCCATGCTGTACGACCGTGCGCAGAAGGCGAAGGCCGAGGCGCTGGCGCGGCCCGTGCCCAGGGTCGAGCGACCCGGCACGGCGGGCACGAAGGCGGAACGGGCCGCCGAGGAGCGGGCCCAGAAACTGAAACGCCTGGAGAGGTCGGGCCGCATCGAGGACGCGGTCGGGCTTCTCCGCAACTAGGAGAACAGCGCACATGGCACAGCCGACCAACACCTACGACACTTACGCGGCCGCGGGGCTGCGCGAGGACCTGTCCGACGTGATCTATCGCATCGACCCGACCGACGTGCCGTTCACCTCCAACATCGGTCGGTCCAAGGCGAGCGCGAAATATCACGAGTGGCAGATCCAGAACCTCGCCGCCGCGCGCGACGACAACGCCCGTATCGAGGGCGACGATGCGACCAACACCCAGGTCACGCCGGCGATCCGCGTCGGCAACCGCACACAGATCTCCGACAAGGTCGCCCAGGTCACCGGCACGCTCGAGGCGGTGGACAAGGCGGGCCGCGACAGCGAGATGGAGTACCAGGTTCTGCTCAAGGGTCTCGAGCTCAAGCGTGACGTCGAGAAGCAGATGCTGTCGAACAAGCCCTCGGTGGCCGGCAGCAGCACGACCGCGTCGCAGTCGGCCGGATTCGAGTCGTGGCTGACCTCGAACGTCTCGCGCGGCACCGGCGGTCTCTCGGGCGGGTTCTCGGGCGGCGTCGTCAACGCGCCGACCGACGGTACCGCCCGGACCTTTACCGAGACGCTGCTGAAGAGTGTGCTCGCCTCGTGCTTCAGCAACGGCGGCAAGCCGACGATGCTGATGCTGGGGCCGAGCCAGAAGCAGGTCTTCTCCGGTTTCACCGGCATCGCCGTCAACCGGCGCGAGGTGAAGGGCAAGGACCAGGGCGTGATCATCGGCGCGGCCGACGTCTACGTGTCGGATTTCGGCACGCTCAACGTCGTCCCGAACATCTTCCAGCGCAATCGCTCGGCCCTCGTGGTCGATCCGCGCATGGTCAAGATGGCGACGCTTCGCCCGATGCGAAACTGGGCATTGGCCAAGACCGGCGATACCGAGCGTCGTCAGGTCCTGATCGAGTACACGCTCGAGGTCTGCAACGAAGCTGCCCACGGCATCGTCGCCGACCTGACCTGATCGGGCGTCGCGGCGGCGGAGGCGTCCCCATGGGCCGCCTTCGCCGGCCGCGCGTTCAGCGGTCGAGCGCGATCATCACCTCGGGTTCGTCGTTGCCGGCATGTCCGGGCGGGCGGCGCACGGGCACCACCATCCCGAGGATCATGTCGACGGTCCTGCCGTCGCGCGCGAGCGGCAGGCCCAGGCGTTTCACGCGGATGAATTCGCTGTCGGCAGCCGTGACCGGGGTTTCCAGATAGACGGGATGTCCTTCGGCGACCACGGTCTCCATCGCCCTGCGGACGGAGGCGGTGGTGTACGCGGTCACAGCCTCTTCGTAGCGGGCGCCGGTGACCTCCCGGCCGAAATACCCGAAGAGGGCGGTGCCCACGAGGCGGAAACGGAAGCGCGGCGCGTGGCCGTGCCGCTCCACGTCGAGCAGGACGATGTTCGGCAGAAGACGTGCCGGAAGTTCGATCGGATCGACGTGCTGTCGGCCCGGCAGGCCGTCGGGTGGTGCCTTGCGGCGCCAATAGGTCAGCAGCTCGATGAATTCTCGATCCAGCGAATCTTCCGATGGAACCGGCGGGATCATCCGCGTCCTCGGGATCGGTGGTGAGTCGTTCGACAATCCTACCTTCAGGATACAACGTTTGGTGCTCCCCCGGAATGAGGATGCCGCCATCACCCATGTTCTGCAAACACATGATCGTTCTTTCCGGTGAATGGAGGAGACCTTGCTTTCACGCCTGTTGAACCGCCGGGCAGGTCTCGAGATCTGGTACCACGAGCAGCCCAACGGAACCTTCGTGATCGAGACGCGCCAGGACGTGGCGCCCATCCTCGATCGCAACAAGGCCCTGCAGACGCATAACGACGGTTTCAATCGCGCGCGCGACCTGGCCCGCGTCGCCTCGATTCCGGTCGTCGTTCAGTATGAGTGGCTGAAGCGTTACGGCGTGAATCTGTACGACCCCGACCACGCGCCGCGCGTAAAGCGGCTGCTGAATGATCCGGAATGGCGCTACCTGCGTACCTCCGCGATTCATCTTTGAACCGCGTCATCTTTGAGTGACGTCGCGCGGCGCGGATTGCGGGACGGCGCGACGAATTCATGTCAGGCGCGGACCCGGTCCGCGCATCCGGGCTGCGGCCGGCCGTGCGGCGCCGGCAGCCATCGATCGCCGGGGCGCGCCCGGCGACGGCCGGGAAAAAGCTCCGGGCACATCGGAAATGCGGTCGAGAGGAGCCACAGCAACATGTCCATCACGACCTATGCCGAGTTGCGGGCGGCGATCGCCGACTGGCTCGCCAGGCCCGGCGATGCGACGATCGCCGGCATCGCGCCGGACCTGATCCGCCTCGCCGAGGCGCGTATCAATCATGGCGCGGCGCATCCGCCGTTCGTGTCGGCGCCGCTGCGCGCGCCGCAGATGGAGGCGAGCGTCGTCCTGCCGCTCGACGGCGGGAACGCGGCCCTGCCGGCGGATTGTCTCGAGATCCGCGCCTTGACCCTGCAAGGCGCATCGCCGCGCGCGCTCGCCTATGTGACGCCGCAGCACTTCGCGTCGCTGCCGCAGGACGGCGCGGGAATGCCGCGATTTTTTACGATCATGGGCGATACGTTGCGCCTCGCACCGGCCGCCGCCGCGGGACTGACGGCGGAGCTGCTTTACGTCGCCGCGGTTCCCGCCCTGTCCGACGCCAATCCGACCAACTGGCTGCTCGCCGCCAGTCCGGGCATCTATCTGTACGGCGCGCTGCTCGAGGCGCAGCCCTACATCGGCAACGACGACCGCATCGCGCAGTGGGCCGCGATGTTCGGCGCCGCCCTCGACGCGCTGCAGGCGGCGGCGCGCCGGGCGCGTGCCGGTACGGCGCCGCTGATCATGCGGCCGGCCGGGGAGGCACCGTAATGGCCGTGATTCCGTTCGGCGAGTGGCTTCCCGACATGCCGGCCCATGGCAATCCAGGACTCGTCGTGTGCCGGAACGTCATTTCGCGCACGCCCGACAGCTATGGGCCGTTCGCTTCGCTGGCGGCCTATTCGGGTGCGCTCGGCGCGCGCTGTCAGGGCGCGTTCGCGGCGCGCGATGCCGACGGCAACGTCACGCTGTTCGCGGGCGACGCCGCCAGGCTCTACCGGCTGACCTCGGCCTCGACGGCGTGGAGCGACGTATCGCGCGCCGGCGGCTATGCCGTACCCGCCGACGACCGCATCGGCTTCGTTCAGTACGGATCGCGCCTGATCGCGGCGATGGGACTTTCCGATCCGCTTCAGAGCTTCGTTCTGGGCGCGTCCGGCAGCTTTGCCGACCTTGCGCCGACGGCGCCGCGCGCCCGTCACATCGCGGTGGTGCGCGACTTCGTCGTCGTGGCGAACACCTATGACGCCGTCGACGGCAACCAGCCGCAGCGCGTGTGGTGGTCGGCGATCGACAATCCGACCGGCTGGCCCACGCCCGGCACGAGCGCCGCGGCGACCGTGCAGTCGGATTACCAGGACCTGGCCGGCGACGGCGGCTGGAACCAAGGCATCGTCGGCGCGCTCAACACGGCGGACGGGGTCGCGTTCCAGGAGCGCGGCATCTGGCGGATGACCTATGTCGGCGCGCCCCTGATCTTCCAGTTCGATCGCGTCGAGGGCGCGCGCGGAACGCCGGCGCCGGGCTCGATCGTGCAGCTCGGCGGCACGGTCGCCTATCTCGGCGAGGACGGTTTCTACCTGTTCGACGGGTCGCGCTCGATCCCGATCGGGGCCAACAAGATCGACAAGACCTTCTTCGCGGACCTGGACCAGACCTATTTCGCGCGCATCTCGGCGGCGGTCGATCCGATCAACAAGATCTTCTACTGGGCCTATCCCGGCGCCGGGAACGTGTCGGGACATCCGAACCGGCTGCTCGCGTACAACTGGAGCACGGCGCGCTGGTCGCTGATCGCGCTCGACATGGCGCTGATCTTCCGGGCGGGGTCGTTCGGCTACAACCTCGACGGCGCCGACGCGCTGGGCCTCACGGTCGACGATGCGCCGTTCGGGCCGGACTCCCGGTTCTGGACCGGCGGGCGCGCGCCTCTCGCCGCGTTCGACGTCGAGCACCGGCTCAACTTCTTCACCGGTCCCAATCTCGGCGCGACGTTCGAGACGGGGGATTTGGATCTCGGCGCCGGGCGCCGCGTGTTCGTGTCGGGCCTGCGCCCGATCGTCGACGGCGGCGCGGTGACGGCGTGCGTCGGCCATCGCCGCGCCCCAGATGTGAACCTCAGCTACCCGGCCGCGACGGAAGCCGCCGCCGACGGATTCTGTCCGCAGCGGATCGCGACGCGCTTCGCGCGCGCGAGGATCGAGATCGCGCCCGCCGGCGCCTGGAGTCACGCCAAGGGCGTGGAGCCGCGGCTGATGCCGGAAGGCACGCGCTGACGGCGTGAAGCGATAACCGGCTGTTACGGATTGCGACCTGCGGCGATGCGGGACACATCGCTTCCGGTGCAGACCGCCGGCGCATAGGCCCGGCAGCGGCGGAACCGGGGCGGGGCGCAGAAAAAGTACAGGGCAATCGCAATCGAGGGCAGGCATGTCCGGCTACAAGGGCATCGAGAACTATCTGCCGGATCATGCCGAGTGGATCCGGCGCGCCGCGCGGGTCATCAACGGCCTGCTGGTGGGACGGCTCAACGTCACGGGCCTGGTGACGCTCGCGCCGGACGCGACGGCGACGACGATCGTCGATGCGCGCATCGCGTTCGACAGCGCGATCCTGCTCGTGCCGACGACGGCGAGTGCCGCCGCAGCACTCGGCACCACCTGGATTCCGGAGACGGGGCGGACGAACGGCGCGGTCTCGATCGCGCATGCGGCGAGCCCGGCGACGGATCGCACGTTCCGTTACGTCGTCCTCGGCTGACGCCGCGGACGCATTCCGCCGATGACGCAAGGAGGACAGCTCGTGAGCACGACGCTGAACGCGATTCCGTCGCGCCATGTCGCGACCGTATGGCCGTTGGTGGAGAAGCCGATCGCCGCGGCGCTCGCCTATTCGGGCGGGCGCTACGGGCCCGACGACATCCGCCGCGCCCTGATCGACGGGCGCATGCAGCTTTGGATCGCGTGGGACGCCGGCGCCAAGGCGGTCCGCGCCTGCGCCGTCACGATGCTGATCCCGTATCCCAGGCTGAACGTGTGCGCCGTCGTGCTGCTGACGGGAAGCGGACGGCGGACCTGGCAGCACCATCTCGATGCGCTGAAGCGCTGGGCCAGGGCGCAGGGCTGCGGCGCGTTCGAGGCGTGGGCGCGGCCGGGGTGGGAACGCGTCTTCAAGGGGAAGCTGCGGCGCACGCACGTGCTTCTCGAATGCAGATTGTAGGAGGGCAACCATGGGCAGCAGAGCGCCAAGCACCACGACCACGATCCAACGCGACGATCCGCCGGCGTATCTTCAACCGTATCTGACCGACATCGCCCGGCAGGCGCAGAGCCTCGCCGGCACGCCGCGGACCTTCTATCCCGGCCGGACCTTCGCCGACCTGTCGCCCGAGACGGCGACCGCGCTCGCCCGCCAGGCGCAGCGCGCCAGCGAAGGTTCGCCGCTCACGCGCGCGGCGGGCGCCGAGCTGACGCGCACGCTCGCCGGCGCGTATCTGGACGGCGGCAATCCGCATTTCGCGCGCATGATGGACCGCGTCGCGGGCGAGATCCGGCCGCGCCTCGACGCGCAGTTCGCCGCATCCGGCCGTTACGGGTCGGGCGCGCACGCGAACGCCGTGGCGGGCGCGCTGGCCGAGACGGCGGGGCAGCTCGCCTACCAGGACTACGGACGCGAGCGCGAGAACATGATGCGCGCCATGCTCTTCGCGCCCGAGCTCGCGCGCGAGGACTACGCGGACCTCGCGAAGCTCGCCGAGGTGGGCGGCGTGCGCGAGGATTTCGCGCAGCAGGCCATCGACGAAGCGATCGCCCGTCACGACTTCGCCCAGGCCGAGCCGTGGCAGCGCCTGGCGCAGTACGCCGGAATCATCCAGGGCCAGAACACGGGCGGCGTTTCCACCACGACCCGGATCGGCCCGCGACGCAGTCTCGGCGCCGGGCTGCTCGGCGGCGCCATGACCGGCGCGGGCCTCGCGACCTTGCTCGCGGGCGGCAGTCCATGGCTCGCGGCGGCCGGCCTCGACGGCGGCCTGCTCGGCGGGCTGTGGGACTGACGATCGCCACGACCGTTCGGGAGGGAAGATTGCGATGCGACCGTTCGATTCATCGTCGCGCCCGATGCCGCGCGATCTGGACGACGCCCCCGCCGCATGGCGCGCGCGCGACATCGGCAGCCTGCTGACGCTCGTCGGCGCCAGCATTCTCGCGGCCAACAGGCCGGGTATGAGCTTCGGCGAGGCCGTCGGCCGGGGCGTGATCGGCGGCCTCGACGCCCACGCGCGCCTGCGCGAGCGCCGGCAGGACGCGCTTGCCGGCGGTTGGCCGGGGGCGACGGCTGGGGCGGCGATACCGCCCTTGCTCGGGGCGATAGCCCGAAGCGGTGCCAACGCTCTTACGAGCCGTCAAGTCCGACGGGTGGATGAGATGATCCGCAAGCGTTCGCCGCTCTATCAACAGCGGGTCGCGAATCCACCGATGGTTCCGATCAGTCCTGAGATGCGCGCGGCACTCATGCGTGGCCTGTTGCTTACTGGGCTATCGGATGACAATGCGCCTGCCGGCTACGGGCTTCTGTCGGTGCCCTAGCGGATGCCGAGCCAATCCTTAACGGGCTGGAGCGCCCCAAAATGATCCAGGAGAAACACAGTCGCGATCAAGGCGATGAATCCGGCGCCCCACCGGATCTTCTCCAAGTGCTCGTTTGTCTGTTCCAGACAAACCCTAAGGTGGATTAGCTGTCTGTGAACGTCGTCTAGCGACGACGGCTCCGGAATGTCCTTCGGATCGAGCAGATAGTAGTCAGGGTCGCGCATCAACCACCCACGGTAGCAAAACCGGGCCGCCCCTGCAAAGAGGCGGCCCAAGTCGTTTAGAGGTAAGCAGATCACCAAATCCGCTTGCGGCCATCGAGCGCGCGATCGGTATGGGTGTGCCTCAGCTGTCGTCGCGTATCTTTGCGGCAGAAAGCGGACGTACCAGCTTCCGGTTCGTCGCAACGGACGCTCTAGGGCGGTTCATGCGCGGGCGGTCGCTGGCCGAATCCGAGGCCCTGCTGAGGGAGGCTCTCTATAATCCGCAGGTGGCAAAGGATATGGTTGACATGCTCAGGCTTGGACCAGAGCACAGGGCCATTGCCCGCCGTTTGAATGCGCGCCTGTTCAACCTCGGTCTGACGAGCCGCGAGCATCAGGAAAGCGAACAGTAGGCTTAGACTTTGCAGCGCACGATGATGGACTTGCGCACGCCGGTTCCGCCGACAAAACCGTCCCGCGAGCCGACTATCTTGGCCCCGTGTTCGCTGGCACCGAGCAGGATATACCCGGTGGGACAGACTTCGTTCGCCTTCTCGAAGCACTTGGACATCGGGGTGGCTAACCCGTTGCACTCAATCATGAGCGCTTTCTGTCCGCTGGCGTCGTAGATCTCGGTTGATT